AAAAGCTGAAGGAGTTCTAAACACTTCGTCCTCATGCCAGTTCCAACCTGCATTTTGCCAATCGGTAGCAACATTTTACCATATAGAAGGTTCTGGATCTGATTCAAATAAAGAAGTTCTTATGTCGTCTAAAAGTTGATAACTTCTTTCATAAGAGTCTCTAGGATCGCCAATATAATCGTCTATGTTAAACTTACTAGGTAAGTAGGTGGTAAAGTAGTTACTAAGTCTTTCACTTACGTCAAAACCAATTTCTACAGTGTGTAGGTCGTCAGAATATTTTTGTTCTATTTTTTCTATAGAGGTATATCTCGAAAGTGTACTACCCGTTACTAAACTGCCGGTATTATCTACTCTTACTTTACCTAAAGAGCTAGTAACATATGACAAGCCAGTATATTTTTGTTGAGATTGATTTATACCTCCATAAATTTTTACTGGAAGTATTGAGCTAGGTATTCCAAAAGAGTTAATCAATGCTCTTAAACCACGTTCAGTACCTTTTGATTTCAAAAGTAGCGGTAAGTTGTGGTAAACTCTCTTGTATATTTCTTTTAGATAATCATCTTTAGGTACCGGTTGTAGGTAACTATTAACACTACCTGAGGTAGCTGTAATTACGTTATGTATTAATTCACTACCTGATTGATATGTTTCTCCTGTAAATAAAGAAAATAAGTTTTCTAAATTTTGATTGGAATTATAAAGTTTAACACCTAATGACTCTACAGCCTCTCTAACTAAATCTTTACTAACACCAAAATTCAACCTGTTATCAGCATCGTATTTATCTGATACTGCTTTAAAGTATATCCATAGATTGTCAAAGTGTTGAGCAATCATGTGAATAAACATTAAATATGGTTCGTTATTAGAATCCTCTCTTATATAGGTTGGTACTGTATTGGTGAGTATGTCAAAATTATTTACATCATAATTGGAGGCAGTTACAAGTTGGTTAGTAAACCATGTGGTTGATTCACTTGTAGATGAAACTTGATTAATATAAGGTCTTGTACTATTAGATTTAGGCCAAGAGTACGAACTGCTTTCAAAGTATAAGTACCTATCATAGTGGTCAAAATTATCAACAATACCTTTAATTAAATTTTCATAGTATTCTAAACTACCTGTAATCCCGGTCCTAATGTAACCTGTGCTTTTAATAGTATCAATACTAGATTGATAAGAGGTAATTAAATCTAACTTATACTTAAAGTTACGTAATCTTTCCTCTGCAGATGAAAAGTGAATAAATGAATTATAGTCCGTATGGTCTATTGCTATTTGTGCACTCTTTTCATTAAATACTGATCTAAGTTCATAGTATGAACTCGTTATTGGATAACTAAAAAGCTCGTTATAATTAAAGTACTCAGTAGGATTAAAGTTTTCTTCTAATGTTTCTACATTAAAGTTTGGCCCTTTTAAATACGGTACCTTTATAACATCCTGTTCTGTTAAAATTTTTATTTCGAATAAAATTTCATCACTTACTTCTTCCTCTATAGTAAAAGTATCATTGATTGAAAATTCATCTTGTAAAGGTTCATATAGTTTTATTACAACACTTAACCCTTTTGGTGTTATTTCTTTTTCTACATTGGTACAAAGAGCTACTTTATTCTCTAAAAAATTTATAAAAAATTCAGAAAAGTATGAATTAGAATTTAGTTTTTCTTTTAATAAATCTGTATTAGAGTTTATTTCTTCTGTAGTAAGTTCAGTAGAAATAGCACGTATTTCTGTTCTATCTGGAGAAATATTTTCTATAAAAAATTTAGGTTGTCGTAATGACGTGCTGTATAGGTTGTTGGTAAACCTATATAGTAATCTAACATCACCGTTATCGTACCCGTTACTAATAGCGTCTTTAGCAGGATCTAAGGTTAAACTAGATGCACCGTCTTTTCCTGCTCCTGCAGCATCTCCTAACTGACTAAAGTTTTTATAATTTTGTACACTGTCTAAAAGTGTTCCGTCAAATGAATAGAAATGAAGTTCAGTATTATGTTGTAACTGGTTGTAGGAAGAGTTAATATCAAAAGTACCGATGAGATTGGAATCTTTTTCTCCAATGTTTTTTACATCGGTAAGGTTATTTGAATTAACCTGTGTTACTATGTATTTAGTTTCAGCCATTGTGTTACTGAGGTGTATTAGCTTCTATTAACTGCTGTTGGTACTCTAGTATTTGTTCTCTTAAAATAGCTATTTAATCTAACAGTGGTTGAATATCTTCTGTGTCTTTTTGAAAATCAACTAATTCTGAACTTCTTTGTATTAAGTATTGGTGAGATTGTGTAGTGTCCTCTACAGGTATTTCGTAATATAACTGTTCATACAAGTCAAAAAACTCCTCCACTGTTGGCTGTTCTTCAATAGGTGTGGGTTGAGCAAAAGTATTAAACGATCGATCTACTACCTTATCGAAGTTACCTTTTTCAAAAACAGTCTTTTTAATACGTATTTCATTAGCCATGTCTAGTTACCTTAAAGATGTTTTTGTTATCTATTACAATAGTGTTGTTGTCAATAGTGGTTTTTACTAAAAGTCTATAATATCTTTCTGGTTGTAGAGAATCCATATATACGTCAAAATAACCTCCGGTATTGTCAGCACTTATTTTTGTGTAATCATTATCAAAATCTACTACCATTTGATCGGTAAATTCATCTTTTATACCCCAGTATGAAGCAGTGGGTAAAGCATAGTTTGTAAGGTAAATAGAGGAAGTTACAAAAGACCTAGTAGGGTATTTAGGTCTTGCAGATAATCTAAACCTTACTTTATCGGAATCAGAATACTTTTCTTTATGGTTCTTTACACCTATAGTTGCAATATCAGTTGAAAGTTCAGAAAGTGTTGTACTATATGTTGAATCGTCCCACTTAAACTCTAAATAAGGTGGATATATAGTATTTGTATCGGCACTAAAGTACTTAATGTTGATTGAAGATGTAGTTTCTTGTTCTAACGAATCTTGCAACTTAATTAACATACCATGGTTATCTAACGAACCACTGTAGTAACTGTCAATAATAGAAGTTACATCTATATTTACGTCGTGATTAGAGGTAAGATCGTGCAACTGACTACCTGATACGCTAGAAGTAATAAAATCTCCTCCTAAATTAGTCCATTCAGTAGTTTGTGAATCTGTATGTTTCCACGTTACTCCTGTTACATTAACCGGTGAGTCATCTCTTTTACCTGTACCGTTTGTCCATGATTGAGAGATAGGGTAAGTATATAGAGTATAACTTTGAGGTACCTCTCCTGCTTCTGCTAACCAAAGATGCAAACTAGCAGACCATAAGTTATTAACTTTAGAATTAAGAGCTGATGTAATATCGGAATCTTTGAATTTTACTAAAATTCTATTAGTTCTGGCAATAGCATTTACGTCTGGATATCCTCCAACTTCTAGTATTTCATCTTTACCTGCATTGCCATATGTACCTGCAATAGTAGGTTAACTAAAAATAAATGTATCTTTTTCAGGAAAAATTCTATATACTGCCATATTATAATGTTGTTACTCTTCCTTCAATATCAATATCAGGATATTTTACTTCAAAACAACATGGGTCAAATGATGGGTACACTACGTTATTTTTAGTAGCTCCTTTTACATCGTATCCATATTGTCAGTAATTACCTCCAGCTTTACTTTCTACTGTTACACTTTTTACCGTTTGTACTCCTTTTACTTTATCTAGTAACGTATATACCGGTGAAAGGTTTATTGGCTGGTTGATACTCCAACGAGATGTGTTAAAATATTTTTTTAATTCACTATTACAGTTAAGTAATACGTCTCTAGCAGATGAATTAGGTAGTGTAACTATTTCAAACTTTACCCCAATGTTAACTACAAATGCATCTCTTATATCAACAGCATCAGTAACTATCATAAACTGTGATAAGTACTTTTTTAGGTTATCTTTAAGACTTTGAGAAGCAACACTTAGTTTGCCGTCATTATTGTAAGCAAGCACGTAAAGAGATATGGCTAAAGGGTTTTGACTAGTCATACTTTGACCAGATACTGTTGACTGTTGAGTAGCATATGACTTGGCTATAGAACCATACTGTGCAGGTAATGCCAATGACCTAACTATATAATCTTGTAACGTGACTGTTCGTTGTTGTTCTGCAAAAGATCTTAACGAGTTTTGACGTATTTCTTCTACACTATCTCCATCCTTACCTCCTGCTGCAGGTTGTTCATTGTTAAATGTTAAAGTACCTACATATGTGCTATCGGTTGCAGATGTTACTACAGTGTCGACCGATGTTACCGTGTTTGCAGGTACATTTGAACCAACTCCTCCTCCGGTAAGATACCTTATAGTTAGAGTTGTATTAGAGGGTGCAACACCATATGATTTTGTAAATAAAAAGTTAGAAGGATCGTAAGCAGTAAAGTACTGGTTAGTGTTAGCCCAAGATGAACCATCTTGAATACTTTCTGGTGTAGGTACAATCTCAGTATCTGATTGTGAAGATATACCACTGCCAAACTGTATTTGAAGAACTCCTTGTGAGGTAAATCTAGTTACAAATCTACGTTCAACTTTTTTTAGTGTCAATAGGTTTGGCACTAATCCACTATCTGCATTCGTATTTGTTTCGGTGTCAAATAATGTATCTTGCCCTAAGAATGGTACCTCGTACCAAGTGTTACCATCACTATCGGTTATATCTAAAATACCTAAAATATTACTATCGGTTATTTCTATTGTAGTAAATTTTTCTGCTGTAGTAAATGTTTGTGTTGTTGTGTTTATTTTACCTGATATAGCTTTTACTTTTTTAGTTAAAAGGTATTCAGCAGGGTTACCGTCATCTAATGAATAGATTCTTACATCTGTTGGATCGTAAGAACTACTAAACTTAAAGTCTACAACATTTTGAGTAAAAAAAGTTAAATCATCACCTACTGTGGCTCCAATAATAGCATTTTCAGATACTTTTATAGCCTGGTCCCAATTTGGTGTGTAGTTAGTTCCAGTAGCTTGTACTCTTTGGGTGACTGTTAAATCTACTTCTGCCGCTGATGTAATTTTAGGTCTATAACCCATCATATAGGCTAACGTATATAGGTTTGATGGATTTTTAGCGTACTGTAAAAATGTTTCTTGAAGTTGTGTATCTTGATAAAATGATAGTACATCTCCCACATACGATGCCATTTCGATAAACATCATACCTGGTTAAGTGGGTGAAAAGTCATTATATGAATCTGGAAAGTAATTTTTCGCAAACTCAATTAACTGTGACCTAAAGTCACTAAATTCTCTATTGATATACTTTATGTCTTTTTCTTCAGCCATTACTGTTCTATATTAATAACAACCTCATCTTCTATATTTGTATCTCTTATAGAATATTTAAGCACAAACTGCACTGTGTTGGTATCTGGTATACCGGTTGTCGATACCTCTACCGGTTCAACTTTAGGAAAATAAATTCGTAGATCTCTTTTTACTATTGTATCTATCTCTCTAACTTTATCTTCCGTAAGTTGGTCAAATAGTAAATTTTGTAACCTATTGCCAAATGTAGGGTTAAGGTACCTTTCTCCACGTCCAGTTAGAAAATAATTAATAAGATTAGTTTTTATAGCATCTTTAGTTTGGTAGGTTTGGTTGAATACAGCATTGCCAGAAAATGGTAAGGATACACCAACAGCCTTTCTAGGCTGCAAATCTATAGGATCTATTTTTCTAACCTCAAATGCCATTACAATACTCCAGCTTTCTGTTTATCTTTTTCATATGATGCATCTAATACTGATTTAGCTTTAGAAACAAAGTCTAAACTACTAATATCGATACCAGGCATTGGTCCCTTGTTTTCTCTAGTCATTTGATTTGACATCATTGAGGCAAAATTAGGTTTCTGTACTCCTGTATTACCCATAATATTAGAAGCATCCTCTGAAGTCATTTCAGCTCTTGTTGCTTGTAACATTTCATCTAACGTTGCACTTTTACCTACAGACCATTTTTTAGGTTGTCCTTTTGGTATTTCTTGCATTTTAGTAGGAGTGGAAGCATACTTTACTGCTTCATTCATTACGTCTTGTAACTCCTCCTTAACTGCAGCTCTTACCTCTTCTCGTATGATTTTTCTTAATTGATCGAGTTTCATATATATAAATAGTTTGGTTAAGAAAGTTGATTATCTATTCTAAATTTAATTTCATCTAATAAAATATCTAATGATGAACTAAATGATTTTTGTCCTTTGAATACTTACACCTTCTGGGTTGATAGCTACTGCAAATCTTCTAGGAGCTATTTTAGGTGATTGAGGATCTATATTTATTTTCAATTCGTACACTGTACCGTCTGGTCCTGTGTAGAAAAATCGACCGTCCCCAGATCTTGTACTTTCTTGAGTATTTCTAAATAGGTCTAATAAAGATTTAAGGTCGTCTTTTATTTTTTGATCTAACGAACTTCCGTCAATTTTAGTAATAGATTCTTCT